CCGCTCGATAGGGTGATGGTGTGCCTCGAGGGGATGCCCGGTTTGCTCGGCGGTGAGGCCCGAAACCCAACAGCGGCCTTTTTCGCGCTCGATCAGTTGCTCGCGCGAGCGCCGGAAAAGCGCCGTCGTCTCGCGCTTGGCGTGCGCCGGCACGTTCACCTCAACCTCGAGCGTCTCGTGCTGTGTGTGTGCGGCCGTCGTGCTCATGCGATCACCTTTTGCGTGAGATTCCACAAACCAATGCGCTCGGCACCGCCGATATCGGCGCCATTGACCACTTTCGTTGTGCCCTTGAAATTGCCGGCGTCGGCTATCTCGTTGAGGCCGTGCGCTTTCCAGAACCACCCCGCCGCGCGCGCCGCATTGAGCGGCTCGAGCAGCGCATCGGGGTTGCTCAGACAGGGAATGCCGGTCCCCTTTTGCGTGGCCTCATAGTTCGCTTTGCCGGTCGTGTGCAGCAGGCCGCGCCCGCGATACAACCAACCCTCGCCGCCGGCCTCTGAGCCGTTGCCAAGGCGATTCGCGTACACGTTGCTCGCAATGGCTTGCGGGCGCCGCTCGAGGGCCTTGGCGAGCGCATTGGGCGGCCCGCCGCGCTTGCCCGTCGTGCTGAATCGTTCCCATGTATTCGCGAGCCCGGCCGCCGAATAGTTGAGGTTCTCCGACAGCGCCGAATAGCCGAGCGTCTCGTGCAACGTCTGCGCGAGGAACATTTCGATGCGTTGCTCGGTTGTGATGCCGAACTCGGCGAGCGCCGCGTTGAGCGGCTCCACCCATTCAGCAAACTTCGCCGGCGAGCGCGGCGCGAGCGCGCGCAGTTGCTCGAGCGTGACTCTCATTGCGACTCTCCATTGGCGGCTGGATCGGCCGGCGGGGTAGCCGGCGGCAGGGCGGGCGGCGGCGTGAGCGTTGCCTCATCCACGCCGAAAAACCGCGCGAGGCGCTTGACGCCAATCGCGAGCAACGGCTCGAGCACGCGCGATCCGCCATAGCCGCCGAGCGTGATAAGCCCGGCCTGCACGACAGACGGCCACTCGAAATAAGTGCCGGCGAAAAACGTCACAAGGCCGATCACAACCGAGGCGAGCAAGTCCTTAAGCACCTCGAGCGGCACGCTCTTAACCACCACGTCGGGCGCGGCGAGCTTCGATGCCGTCCACGCGGAACCGCCAATCACCGCGAGCAGAACCGAGATGCCGACGGCCGCCGGCGGGATATCGCGTAGGTCGTGCGCGAAGGTCACTTGCGCAGCGACAGCAGCAGCGGACCAAAAGATGAGCAGCAGCAGGAACACATACGCTTGAAAGGCTTTCAGTTGCAGGTTTGCAGGCATTGCGTTGGTTCCTTGGATCGTTGGTGCGCGTCGAACAGCGAGAAAGCGACGGCAAAAAGGGCATTCCAGAGACAAAACGCGGCGAGCCCGACTGAAGCCAGTTTGAGAACGGCGATAAACAGTTGCGCGACGTAACAAAAGGCAAGGCCCGCATATCCGAAATGCCGGAGATTGCGAGCCGAGTGGAATGGGATGAGACGCGCGAGCGGCGTCTCGTTGATAAGCACATCGAGCAGGCCGATAACGCCGCAAAAGAGCATTGCCCACAGCACTAGCTCACCCTCATCAAAGCGCATCACGAGTGCGCCCAAAGAGCGCGGCTCGAATGCCGACGTGAACCACGTTACACAAGCGAGGCCGCACAGATAGACGCGAAAAATGACGCTCGCGATACAGGTTTGAGAGGGGTTCATCGTTGGTGCCTTGGTTGGTTGCGGCCGTCACCGGCCGGCCAAAACTTTGCCAAGGCTCCCGATTGCGCGGATCACGTTATCGAGCCGTTCGCAGATAGCCAAGTCCATCTTTCCCTGCGCCTCGCGTGCGCGGGCCCAGTCTTTCATGGCCTTGCTTTCGAACAGCGCCTTAACGTCACTGCGTTTCATCGCCAAGCACTTGTCAAAGTCGTTGGCGAAGTTTAAGAACAGGTTGTTAGCTAACTCACTCAGATTTTCCTGAGAGACTGAGCGCCACTCTGCCGAGAGCGGAATCGGCGAGAAATCGCGCCGCCGGCAACAGCGCGGCGGCCTCCGTATCCGAGGTTTTCGGCAGCACGATCACGCCCTCGTCATCGAACCAGAGCGTGAAATACTGCGTGCTCTGCGCGAGCGCCACGCGATAGCCTACGAACAGCGCATCGAAATCCGAACTCGGATATTCCTTGAGCACCGTCATGCGCTTGGCGAGCCACGCGTGAAAATCGGCCGTTTCCAGCGCCGCATCCGGGCTTTCCTCGCCCTCGCGCAACAGTTGACAGGCCATCGCACCAATCACCCAATGCTCCAAGCCTACGAGCGTGCTTTCCAGTTGCAACGTCTCGAGCGCTTCGGCCATCGCGCCCGAGAGCGGGCGCAAAGTCCAGGTATCGCGGGCGGCCTGAAAGGGCTTCGCGGCACCCGGCTCGAGCGCCGGATCGAGATAGTCCGAGAGCTTGCTCGTCTCCGTCACGGCCCAATCGGGCGCGTCGTCGCGCACATGCAGGTTGTAATGCGCGAGCACGAGAAAGCGCTCGCTCACGCTCCACGCGCGCGGATCGGTCAAGTGGCGCGGCGTGGGCGCGTTCGCATCAGCGAGCACGAAGTTGAGGAACTCGGTGAGCGTCTTTTCGTGCGCGGTGAGCGGCATGTGACAGAGCGATAGCTCGTTGCCGATGCCGAGTTCACGCAACCGCACATCGAGCCGCGCGGTGCGAAGTGGAGCGAAGTTAATCATGCGTAGAGCCGGCGAATGTCGCGCCTATCCCATGCCGTGAGCGTGCAAAGCGTGAGTTGCACGCTGCACGAAATCATCACGCCGTCGGAGTTGCGCGGATTGGTGATTGGTTTGCCTACGCCCTCGAGCACGAGCGGCATGTAGGTCGCATCGCCATAGCGCATCGCGATAATCTGCGGCGCCACGGACGGGAAAATGGTTTGCAGCGCGGATTGATTCGCGCCGTTTTTGACCGCGTTTGCGATCACGCCGTCATCGGCGAGGAACTCGGGCACGGACCATTCTTCCAACTGACTGATCGGGTCGCGCACTTCCTCGATAGGGTTGCGCAGCGCCCGGAAATGCGCGGTCAGGTTGAATTTCACCGGCGGCATACCGGAGAAAACCTGCGTGCTATTGAGCTTCGTGATACCGGTGCGGCCCATTGCGTCGCGCACAAGGTTTTGCGCGGCGTTGCCGCCGGCGGTGTCCCGATAGTCGCCGAGGATCGCTTGCAACTGCGGCGTGAGCGCGCCGGATTGGAGCATCGATGAAAGCGTGGGCGCCTTGCTCTCGGCGCCCGCGCCCTCAAACGGACTTGTCCAGTTGAGCGACATTTCCATTTGCCCGTCGGTGATCGGGCAGTGAACCTCAACGCCGTCATCAACCGAGAACTTGTCTTGCGCGGAAATCTCGCGCACGCCCGTTGCTTGCGTCCACCCCGAGCCCGATTCCATCCGTTTGACGGGAAAGAATCGTGCGATCAGCGCCGGATTGAGGCCCGTCCAAATGCTCGAAAGAACGCGGGCCTCGCCGCCGCCATTCAGGCTCGGGGTGTTTGCCATCGCTTACAGGCCCGATGCCTTGCGAATGCGCAGCGACTTCATGCGGCGGATCGTCGCCACGGCCGAATGGCTCTTGCGAACCATCTTGCGCACGGCAATCTTTTGCTTCGCCGACAGTCGGACGTGGCCCGAAATGCGCTTGTTGATACGCACTTTCTTGCCGTGCCGAATAACGGTTTTCTTCTTGTACGCGGCGTCGTAGATCACTTCGCCGGTGTCATCGAAAACCGCCGATTCCGCGTCGTCATCGAACGCGAACGAGTCGATATCCTCGTCCGATGCCTCGCCGCCGTCCGCGAGCAAGTCGCGCACGCGCGCGGCTGCGTCCGCGTCCCAGTTGTCGAGCAACGCCTCGCAGTCCTCGTCGGAGACGCCCTTGCTCGAGAGGTAGCTCCACATCGCATCGAGCAGAATCGACGCAACCTGCGCTTCCTCGTCGGAGAGTTCGCCGTCTTTGTCCGCGTCGATGGTGCCGACAACGAGCGCGAGCAGGCGATCCGCGAGCGTTTCGTCCTCGGCGAGCGAGTCGCTCGAGGTCGCCGCGAATTCCTGCACGATAGAGGCGGCTTTCACGCGCATATCGGCGTTGGCGTAGCTCGAGCCCGCCGAGGGTCCGTCGTCCGTGTCATCGAACACGTCTTGCGACTTGCGCTTCGGCTCTGCCTTCGCCGGCGTGAGCAGCGGACGCAGATAGTCGGCGGCCGGGTGGAAATTTTTCATAGCCGTTTCCTTTTACGGTTGAAGGGTTTGCGTCAGGTAGATCGCGCGCACCACGCCGTCGTAATGCAGGCCGTACTCCACGTCCATGCGATCCGTCGGGCGTTGCTTGTTGGGCTTGACGGTGAACGTCCAACCCTTGTCGCCGAGCATCGGATCTTCCGAGGCCACGAGCCAGCCCGAGGCGCGCGCACCCTTGAACAATTCCGTGAGGAAATCGCCCATGCGTTTCAGGCCAATGCTCATCGGCAACTGCATCACTTCCTTGCCGAACTTGGCGATCATGTCGTCAATGCTCGAGGACATTTCCGCCGTGGAAATGAGCTTCAACAGGCCGTTGGTTTTCGCCGACGTGAGCGAATCGAGAAACACGAATTTGCCGCCGGCGTTGAACGTCTGGTAAATCACCGGGTTGATCTTCGCGTCCGCGAGGTCGCTCAATTGGAACTCGTCGGGGTTCTGCAACTGTTGAATGCCGGTACGCGCGCCGCTCACCGACCAGTCCTTACCCGCAATCGGGTAGTTCTTCGGAGCGAGGCCGTAACTGTTCGTTTCCGCGTTGCGCGCGCACCGCATACCGGCTTGCAGGCCCGACACGCCGATCACCGCACGGCCGCCATTCACCGGATCGTTGCTCGAAAACGGCGCCCAGTAGCCTTGCACGTAGCGCGTATCGACGCCCAGTTGATTCATAAACGTGATCGCCGCCGACGGCGTGCTCGAGCCCGGCACGTCCACGATCAGTTGACGGTTCGCGCGCGTGGCCATCGTCGCGAGCTTGCCGATCAGCGCGGTTGCTTGCGTGCCGCCCGCCGAGAGATAGGCGAAATCGAACGTGGACTTTTCCAGCGCCGCGATTGCGCGGTCATAGTCCTCGTTCGAATAGCCGGTGCCGTTCTCGAGGAACAGGATCAGCGGCACGGCGGTTTTCGCGAGACGCTCGGAACCGTCCGATGCGCGGCCGTAGCAGTCGGCGTTGGTCGCAATCGACGTTGCCTGATTGGCCGTGATCTGAATGGTGTCGGTCTGCTCGGCGATTTTCGAACCGATGTAATAGTCCTTGCCGTACTCATCGACGGCGGCCTGATTGAGCGAGCCCGTCACCTCGTAGCGCAGCGTGCCATCCGGCTCTTTCACGCGCACGGTGATAACCTTCGTCGCCACCGGCACGCCGAGTGCGTCCGTCACCTTCGGCGCGTTCACCTCGAGGATCACGCCGTCGTTGAAGCACTCGAGGTCGCGCAGATAGAACGCATAGTTCGATGCCGGCGGCGCCGAGCTAACCGAGAACGCGCTCACGCCCGTCGTCGGATCGACGTTGAACACGCCGTACTGATTCGAGGCGTTCGCGGTCGTGAGGCGCATGAGCACCGCCTCGCGTGCGCCATTGTTCACGGCCTCGTAGACGTGAACCATCGCCTCGTTGAGCACCGAGACGCGCAACGATTCGGGCGAGCCGGCCTTGCGGCGCAGATTGCCACGGTTCACCTTGAAAGGCGCGTCGATTCGGCCGCGCTTGGTGCGCAGCACGAATGCAACGGTCTGATCGTTCACGTCCGTCACGAATCCGTCCGTGTTGTCACGAACCTGATTCAGTTGAACGCCGGCCTGCGATCCCAGTTGCCGGGTATGCGGATAGAACATTGCCCCTCCTTACTCGGAGTCGGTGATTGCGACAACGCGCAGAGCGGCCGGCGCGGCTTCGTCACCCTCGGCGGCCTCTACCGGGCGGTAGTGATCGCTCAATTCGAGGATGTATTTGCAGTCCGTCTCCACGCGCTTAACGTGGTCCGCGTCGCGCGCGGTGAAGTCCGTGTACGAACTCGGCGAAACATGCACGCCGCCAAGAACCCATTCCTGCGCGGTGTCGTTGATGAGGCGCATCGGCGCCGGGAAATCCGGCATATCGCCCGTCAGGCCGGCACCGGCGGCGGCAGCGGCTTGCGCGGCGGCGGCTTGCTCGGCGGCCTGCTTTGCGGCGAGTTCCTCGGCACCGGTCGGGTTAGCGGCCTTCGCCGTCTTGCTCGATTTAGTTGTACTCACGATGAAATCCTGTGTCGGTTTGAAAACGGCGGCACCGGCTCGAGGCCAATGCCGCCGCTAAAAGGCGTTACCGCCGGCGGCTTACTTGAGGTTCGTCACCGTGATGAGCGCGCAACCCTTCGCCGACATTTGGTGCGGGTTCACCGCGTTGAAGCAGCGCGCGGTGAAGCCGTAGCCCGACTTCAGGGCTTCGGTCGTGCCGAGCGGTTCGAACATCGGTGCTTGCGCGTCGCCGAAAATGATCGGGCAGCGTGCCGTTTGCGTGGAGCGGCCGACCAGCAGAATTTCGGCGGTCGTGCCGTCCGCGCTTTCCGTGACGACG